GTAGATCCCGTCGAAGTCCGACATCCAGGTGTCACCGGGCTTCGCCGGCGGGAAGGTCGGGGCGTCGGTCTGGTAGAAGAACTGCAGGTCGCCGGCCTCGTCCCAGCCGTCCTCGTGCAGCACGCGCCGCGGCGAAAGGGGCCCGCCGGGGGCGCCAGGCGACGGCACCAGCCCCGCAGAGGTGGTCGTGAAGACCGGGATCTCCGCGTCCGTGCCGGCACTGTTGGTGACCGTGCCCTTGTCGGGGGCGCGCAGGAACCCGAGGTTCACGACCTGCGCGCTCGCGCGGATGCTCTCCTGCACAGCGATCCAGTACCGGTACCAGATCGAGCTCGGCCGGCCGCCCTCGTCGGACAGGGGCGTGATGATCGGCGGAATGCGCGGGTCAGCCATCAGGGCACCAGGTCGATCCCGGCGCCGTTGATGGCGACCGGCACGCGTGCGCTGATCGTCACCTCGGCGACGAAGTCTCGGGCGCGCCCGAGGCGCCACCAGACCGCGCGCCCGAGGTAGTTGCCCTGGCGCCCGATGCTGACCTCCCGGGCGGACCGGTAGGTCTGGCCCCCGTCCCGCGAGATCCGCAGGCGTGCCTTCGGGTTCGTGCTGGCGCCGACCCCCGAGCCGTCCCCCACGCCCGGCCGGAACACGACCTGGATCCCGGCGATGGTCATGAAGTTCTGGCTGTCGGAGACGTGCGGCGTGGTGCGCGTGCGGATGATGTCCACGTTGTTGTCCGTGTAGATGTCCGTGCCCAGCCGGCTCACGCCCGGGCCACTCGATGAGCCCACGAAGTTCGTGTTGCGGAAGTAGGCGTGGCAGCGCGCCGACCACGCCCCGGGGACGTACGAGAAGGGCGGGGACTGGTTCGGCTGCACCGGGTCGAGGATCTGCGTGCTGCGCTCGTGCCAGAAGCCGGTCGAGAAGTCGTAGCACCAGGTCTTGCGGGCCGTCGGGAAGGTGAGGCAGTAGAACGGGTGCCCGCCCTGCTGGTAGGTGAGCGAGAACGCGTCTTCGGTCACAAGGTAGCCCGCGACCTCGGCCTCGATCGCCTGGGTGGTTACGCGCTCCCACTGCAGGCCGCGCGCGCGGATAACCACCGAGCCGCCCTGCTGGTCCTGAGACAGGAAGTAGAGGTTCTGGCCGATCACGCCCGGCGAGAGCCTCGCGTTCGTGCCGAACGGGATGTAGGTGCCCTGGATCCGTTGGAAGACCTGCTCGTCGGCCGTGGTCGCCCAGATCTCGGTCGACAGGGACCCGATCAGGTACACGTCCCGCTCCAGCACCACGATCCGCTGTAGCTTGTCGTTCAGGTTCTCCGCAGTCGCGAAGTCGAGCGGGTCCCATGACGTCGGGTCGAAGGGCGCGCTCCAGTAGAACTTGTCCGTGTCCGGGCCGTGCACCAGAAAGTAGCCGTCGACGGCCGCGCACGAGATCGGGTTCGTCGGGAAGTCGTCGCCGGTGATGATTGACACGGTCTGCGCGGTGCGGTCGATCGCGAAGGCCTGGTCCCCGTTCACCACCATCAGCTTGTCGTTCGCCTGCGCCACGATCGCGTAGGCCGACGACGTGAGGAGGATGGTCGAGACGCCGATGAAGGCGTTGTCCTGGAAGTCCTGGGCCCAGTACAGGCCGTCGGCCGTGACCACCAGGAGGCCGCTGGGCGTGGTCTCCATGGCCAGCACGGGCGCGAACCCGAAGGTGGCGACGGCGAACTGCCCGGGGGTGTTGTACAGCACCGCGCCCTGCTCCGGGTCCTCCTCGAGGAACAGGTTCACGCACCGCTGCGTGGATGCCTTCCAGGACGCGGACTTGTAGCTCCCGCCGACGAAGCCAGCGAAGGGCTTGAACATCAGTAGAGCCCGCCTCGGAAGACCCAGGCCGGCAGGAGACCGTCGCGCTGCGCGCGGCCGCGGAACTCGCAGGTCGTGCGCGAGGGTTGGATGTTGTTGCGCTTGATCGTCGCGCGCGCGTTCGAGGCCTGGTTCGCGAGGTCCGGGTCGACCTTCTTCTGGAAGTCGATGCAGATCCGCTCCGCGAGCGAGTACACGATCGCGTCCTCGTACCCGGGCGGCAGGCTCACGAGCGCGTCCAGGTTGGGGTACTCGGAGAGCATCTGCCACACGCCCAGGTGCAGCGTGAGGCCCGCCTGCGGGAGCTGCCACAGGTACAGGGTGCCGTCCGGGAAGTTCGGCTCGTAGTACATCAGGGACGGGAACGTCCCCGAGAGGCTCTTCAGGACGATCGCCTGGTACTCCTGCTGCGAGCGGGGCCAGAGCTGCCGGTCGTACCCGAACGCGTCGCGCGTGAAGCCGTTCTCGATCCGCACCGGTCGGATCGGCCGCACGATGTCGCCGGTCGGGCCGATCGTGTAGGTGCCGATGCCGGCGGTGAGCGGGAAGGGGGTGATGTTCTCGATCCGGTACGCGTACAGGTTCTGGGCCTGCCATGCGTCCAGCATCAGGTTCAGGGACAGGAGCGTGTCCGCAGCGTCGTTGCCGTCCAGGGTGTCGCCGGCGCCGATCACGGTCGCCACGCTGGCCGCTCGGGTGATCAGATCGCGCACGGTCCTGGTCGATGCCATGTCGAGCCTTCGATGTGAAAAGGGGCCACCCGGAGGTGGCCCCTTGTTGCCTTACCGGGCCGGGGCCCTTAGACCACCACGAGGTATGCGATCTTCGTTGCAGCGGTCGCGTTCGCGTTCACGTTGATCGTGACCGTGTTCGCGGTTGGAACGCACGCACGGATGAACGTGGCGGTCGCGTCCGTGAACTGCAGGGACGCGAACACCGCGGACTGGGCCGTGACGCCCGGGATCGTGATCGCAACCGACGAGGCGCCGACGGCGATCGTCGCGATCCCGCGAAGGATCAGTTGGTTCGGGACCGGGGTCGCGACCGTGCTCAGTGCGCCAGCGGTCGGCGTGCCACCGGCGGTGGCCAGGCGCTGCGCAACGAGCGCGTCCTCGAGCTCCTTCGAGAAGTCGACGACCTGGCCTGCGGCGTAGCCTTGATACGGTTGGAGCAGGGTGACTGCCATGTGATTCTCCTGTGTCTCTGGCGATTAGCCGGTGGTGCCGATGCGGACAGCCAGCTCCGGGTAGACCGCGGACCAACCGAACAGCACGTCCAGACGCATGTTGCTCACGTCGTTCGTGCCGTCGTAGTAGTCCGTGACCTTGACCGTGAAGCCGTCGTCGGACATCTGCGAGACGCGCGCGCCGGAACCCGCCGGGGGCTCGGCCATCGGAACCATCGCCAGGGTGAAGGCGTCGGTGTGGAAGGCCACCGAGCAGTCGTAGGCCAGGTTCGTGTTGCCGATGATGACGTAGGGCTGGCCGGTCGTCGGCGAGGCGGTCACGTTCTGGAACGCGCCGGACGGGATGATGGCTGGCGAGATCGGGATCGAGGTCTGACCTGCGGCGACGTCGGCCGTGACGACGAACTCCTGCAGCCGGCCCGTGCTCTGGCGCGACTGCGGGTTGACCCCGAACACGTTTGGCAGCGTAATCACCGTGCCGGCCGTCAGCGTGCCGCCAGCGACAGCCACCACCGTGATGGTCGAGCCGGTCTGGTTCGCGCCGTTGATGTTGGTCGCAGTCGCGGCGCCGTTGGTGTGGCGCGCCGTGTTCTGGCCCATGCCGATGTTGAAACCCAGCGAGTCGACCACGAGGCCCGTGCCGTACTGCTTGCCGATCGCGGCCGCCTGATTGAACAAGCCCGAGAGGCCGATGATGCTGGCCGCGTTCAGGCCCGTCGACATCACCATGTTGCGCTCGCCGTCACGCGGTGCGGCGTTGTCGTCGAGGATCCGGCCAGCGGTCGTGAACAGGCCCAGAGCCTCCGCAGCGGTCGCGGGCTGAATCATCGTGGTCGCGTTCACGGAAGCGCGGTTGTACACGCTCCGCTGCACGAGCTGCATGCCTTGGCGGTCGATCTCGTTCGCCACGGTGGCGACGGCCGCGGAGAGCGACTTCTGCACGTTCATGTCGGAGATCTGCAGAGTGCGCTCGAAGCTCGTGAACTGCAGGTCCGTGCCGCCCTGCGAGAGGGTCAGCGGCACGGTCGTGAAGGTCGTTGCCTGGGGCACGGCCACGCGGCCGGCGCGATAGGTGTATCGCGGCGGACGGCGGATGTTGATCGTTGCGCCCGGCTCGTAGCCGCGCTGCATGTTGCCGCCGAACTCGGCTTCCCACTTCCGGTTGACGCCCTTCGAGAACGTCAGTTGGTTCTTCAGGATGCGCAGGCACTCTCGTGCGACTACGGTTGTGTTCGCAAGGGTGTTGGTTGCCATTTTCTAACCTTTTCCTGTGATCTACCAGCGAGACTGCGCCCCGGTGGCCTTCATCTGCGCCGCCCGCATCGACTCGTACTCCGCCTGCGTCTGCGCCTTCGAGAGGTCGAACGGGTTGTTCGACGCCGCGGGCGTGACCGGCACGATCGGTGCTGGCGCGCTTGACCGTTTGGCCTTCGGCGCGCTCGCCGGACTGCCTTCAATTCGCGCTTCGATCTTTCCGATCTCGCGCACCTGTGAGGTTGGTGGCAACGATGCGATCTTCGTCGCGAGGTCTGGGTTGTTGGCGAGGAAATACGCGACCTCGGTGCCTAGGTCTGACTCGCGGATTGCGCTCGCCATCACCTCGGTGATGTCGAGCTCCTCGTTCGTCAGGACCTTCTCCTCGAAGTCCTCGTACTTCTTCGCCGCCTCGGCCTGCTTCGCCTGCCACCGGGCCTCTTGCTCGGCGGCCGCCTCCTGCTGCTTCAGCCGCTGCGCCTCGGCGTACACCTGGCGCAGGGACTGCCCGACGTTGTACTGGGTCAGCGCCGCGACGTACTCGTCGTACGTCTCGAAACTGGACCGGTCGGGCGGGCCGTCCTGCGGGGCCTGGCTCGGGGGCTTGACGCTCTTGCCCGCGAACTGGTCGCGCACGATGGCCAGCAACTGGTCGTTCTGGCGTTGCAGGTCGCCAACCTGGCGACGGAACTCATCGAGCCGCTTCTGCACCCCACGAGACTTCTGACGCCCGGGGTCATGCTGGTCGGCGGGCGCGCCGTCGTCGTCGGTGCCGGGGGTCTCATCCCCGGAGGCTTGCGGATCCTCTTCCGTGTCCGGTGCCGAGTCGGCTTTCTGCCCTTCAGGGGGCGCGGCACTGGATGGTGCCGGGTCGATCACAGGTGCTGCTGTCGGGGCCGAGGCGACGGGGGTGCCCGGTACGGGCGCGGCAGGTACTGC